GAGCCAAATTAGTGTTATAATTAATACATGCTACCAGTAGGTAGCATTTGTTCTCTAGGAGGTATTCTACAATGAGAGAAGCAAATGTTTGGCTAGGGGTATTAACGTTGGTTATTTGCAGTACCGTTTTTTCGGCTTCTGCAGATGCAACAAATGAAAATAACTTACTAATTAAACAGTCCGTGAAGTCTGCCACCCAACAGGTGGCTTTTTTGGTTTCTAAAGACAAAAAATTAGAAAAGTATGAAAATGCTCATAATTTGACTGATGAGCAACTAGTTGATATGTTACGTAATGTAGGGTTTGAAGGAAAGGCTTTAAGGTCTGCTTGTGCTATTGCAAAGGCAGAGTCTAATGGTCGTCCTCTTGCCTTTAACGATAACGTAAAAACTGGAGATAGTTCTTATGGAGTATTTCAGATCAATATGCTTGGAGAACTAGGGTCAGATCGTAGAGATAAGTTTGAGTTACATTCAAATGCTGAGTTATTAAACCCAGTAGTCAATGCTCAAATTGCTCTTCACATGACTCAAGGTGGAAGAGACTGGTCTTCATGGAGTTCTATAAATGGGGCACGGTATAAAGAGTGGTATAACAAATATCCTTGTAAATAAAAATAAAAGTTAAATAAAAAATCCCCCTTGGCTATATGCCTTGGGGGTATTTTTTTATATTTTTTATTAATTTTCTAATATAAGTCTTTAACGTTCTTCTTGTTCGGCAATAAGTATTTCACGTTCTGCTCTTGCTGCATCTTTCCACTCTGCTTGTGGCGGTAGTTCTACGCCAACCCAGCGGTCTGCTATTGCTTGATCATAGATATAGTATTTTCTTGCATTTGCTAAATTTTTGTTTACAAATGGATCTACTGGTACGTCATTTTCATCATAAACAACTACTGGAATAATTTCCCATTTTTGATCTTCCTCATTCCATTCCCAATCAAGCACCCATGGAACGGTAATTTCATCCCATGTTAAACTTTCAGGATTCCAGTTACGAACTGTTCCGTCTTTAAATGGTTTTGGTATTGGAGAATCATACAAATATGTATCTGTATTAAATGTCCAAGATTGAAATGGTTTTGTTAAATCAAAAAAACCTATTTCATCATACTTATATCCAATTTGAGCAAAGTTTTTTCTAAATGGAACCCCACCTGTTTTATGTGTGTTTCCTATTGTGTTATATGATGTTCTAACACATCTTGCATTAATTTGGTTTCCGTAGTATGTTTCTGTGTCAAGGCCATCAATTGTTTCGGTTTCTTCAACTCCAGAAATAACATTTATAACAATATTATTTTCATCTAGTATTGCGTAGTTTGCCATTATACTATCACCGTTCCTGATCCTGCTGTAAATGTATAAACTCTATGATTTGCTCTTGTTGATGTGTCCTGACTATAAGTAAGTCCTCCAGGAACTGTAAGTGGTCCATACTGAGTTCCATATGCAACCATTACTCGTCCACTTGAACCAGGTCCGCCAGTGTTTGCTCCACTTCCACCTGTTCCAGTTCCGCCACCGCCGTGAGGAAGATGGAAGTTGTATCCCATGCTAGCATTACCGCCACCGCCTGCACCGTAATACGTTGTAGATCCATGAATATTAACTGCTGCACCAGGTCCACCATTACCTCCGTATCCTCCGTGACAGTTGTAGCCGTTACCGTCGTAGCATCCAGTACCATATGCACCGCCACCCGTTCCGCCCGCTCCTCCGCCACCACCGTTGCCACCGCCTGCATGCCAACCTGCACCGCCACCTGCTGTATATCCATTTCCAGATGTACTTCCAGATCCTGGTGAAGCATTGATGCCGTTAAAAGTAGATGTTCCTGCAGCGCTTCCAACTGTTACGTCAAAAGATGTTATGCCAGTCATAGAGTAGTTTGCATTTTGAACAACTCCACCGCCACCTGCTGATCCTGAGTTAGATCCTCCACCAACAATAACATAATGTACTGTTGGGGGTGGAGAGCCAGTTGTTATTTGATTACTTGGGTCTGAGGCAGGACTTGTACCAGCAGTTGCTGTTGCAGTAACTGTAAATGTATAAGAAGTTCCTGCAGAAAGACTTGGGAAGTTAATTGGGCTTGTTCCTGCTGAAGTGTTAGTTGCTCCACCTGGGCTAGCAGTTGCCGTAAATAGAGTTGGAACTCCACCTCTCTCATTTGCAGTAACTGGAATAGTTGCTGTTGTTCCTACAACTGTAACAGTTCCAACTGTTGGTATGCCAGGGACGTCTGTAATTTTTGTAGTTCCTCCAGAAGCGTCTCTGGATTTTGATCCTGTTGTGCCAGAATTACTTGCTCTTGTAACTGCCATGGTGGTAAACTCCCTTTGTTTAAATTTTAATTAACTAAGTTCTGAACCAAATGCTGAGAACGACATATTTGCACTTGATGCATAAACACGAACTAAATCGCCTGCTGCAAGGGTTAATCCTAAAGTTAGCATAATTGAGTCTGATGCTCCAACTGTTGCTCCATAAACAATGTAATGTTTTTGTGTTGTTGATGCATCTGCTGCTGGACGTACCACAATTCGGTATGTTCCTGAAGTTCCTGCTTGATTTGCAACAGAAATTGTTGAAACTACGGCAGATGTTGATGATGGAACTGTGTAGAGAGTTGTCTCTGTAGTTGCTGCTGGTGCTGCTTGTGCTAAAACCTTATATACTGTTGCCATTTTTTATCCTCCCATTAATAAGAATAGTTCTGGCAATCCACTTGAGTCTTGCCATGATGTTATTATACCATCTGTTTGCAATACTTTTCCAGCCTTCCCTGCTTGTGCTGGAATAAAAGGAATCCATGTTGATCCACTATAAAATTGAAGTTGGTTTATTACGTTTCCACTACCATCTTGTCTTATTACACATATAGATCCTGCGGTTGGTGAAGTAATTGATGCGTCTCTTGCTGTTGGATTAAGGTAATTATTTATACCTTTTTTTGCAACTAATGCTTCAAGCATTGTTACAGAAGATAAATAACTTTGTAGACCAGCCCACTCAAAAGTTCCAGATGTGTCTGTTTTGCCAGATAGTTCATACCATGTATCATCTGCTACATTATAAATATACCCTGGTTTTCCATCATAGTTAAAAGATGTTGGCATTAAATCACCCGATTAAAAACGCTAGTATCGCCATTGTAAACATACATCTCTAAAGGACTTGATCCTTTTTTAATCCAAATAACACCATTTGCTAATCCAGTAGTTGGTTGCGTTGCCGTGTAAACAGATGTTGCCGATATATACCCTACTGGTGCTGCTGCATCTTTGTCTACCCAAATATATCCATCTGGGATTGTATTAGAAAATGCTGTAAATGCTGCTGCAGTAGGGGCAGTTGTCGTTGCTCTTGAACTATCTCTTGCTGAAACTTCTAGTGCAGCCTTTGTGGTAATTTGACTTTGTAAATTATTAATTGTGTAAGCAATTGATGGATTTAAAAGATTTGCTGAATTAGTTTCTGCGGTATCAAAATCATAAGAGCCGTAGTGATATGCTCTTAGTGCGTCCTGAATATTAGCATCGTCTGCTAATGCTGGAATCTTGGTTGGTACTAAATTTCCTATATTCTCTACAGCCATGTGGTCACCTCTTTAAAATTATACCATTTTTATATCAAACTATAGAAATAAACAGATGAACTGTTTTACTTCCAGTAAGTGCCGACCAAGTGCCACTGCTATATTGGACTGCGTCAAAATTTATTACTAAATTTGTTCCTGCACCTGCTAGAGCAGGAATTTCCATTGATGAGGCAATTGGGTTTGCTCCTTCAATTTGAAACTGAACGTTGAAGTTTGAAGCGGTAAGTGGTGAACCACTAACTGTTACTATGTTTGATATTGGAATAGTTGTTGATCCTGCGCCAGATGTAAAAGTAACGGCTCTTACAGATGAGTAAATTGCTGGACTTACTTTTAAAACTTGAACCCATGTATTTGCACCAGCCTGAGAAATATATTGATACATGTATCCATAATTTTCTCCTGGGGCGGTATTAATATACATATCATTTAAAATTAAAGTATTTCCAAATAAAACGCCACTTGCTGTTAATGCATTAGGTTCCCCAGAACCAACAATAAATTTACTACCACGAGTTCCCTGTGGCCCAATATCAATTAATAAGTCAATTGACTCTGGTGGTCCTATAACAACAACATCATCAGTATTAAGTAATACGTCAACCATTATGAATCATCTGCTCCAGTAATATCATCTACTACTGTTACAGTCCCCGTTAAAAGTGTATAAACCAATGTTGCGCCAGAATCTATTTGAACGTCATAAACATAACTTCCAGCAGTTAGCGCTTCTCCTGCGCCTGGTAGGATTGTGCAAGTTACTGTGTCGGCAGAGCCATCAACGACAGCCTGCATTTCGTACTGAGTTTTACCTTCTCCTCTTGCATTAGCAACAGTAAAGTTTGCGCTATAACCTGTTAAATCAAAAGCGCCACCATTTGCAGTTTTTGGACGGATTACAAACTCATACCTATCACCACGATAGTAACTAAAATTATAAGAACCTGGAAATGCCATTATTCCTCCTGTAACATTATACCACTAAGAGACTGATACATATATACCCTTTAAAATAAAAGAGCCTTCGTTGTCAGTTCTAATTTGAGGTTGTCCTCCGTAGTTTTTGATTTTATCGCTATTGATGAAAATGGTTTGACAATGTGAAATGTCGTAGGAGTACTGATACTTGAGTAATCCAACATAACCCATTGGGGAGATCTCTTCATCTCTTAAAAGAGTTCTTATCCAAACCTCTGTATTTGAGGTATAGGTTTCTAAAGAAAAATCATACCTAATATCTACCTTTGAACCAACTTTTAAGGTTTTTAAATTTATGTTTCTTGTTGTTGGATTTAATAGTGAAACTGATCTATTTGGCAAATATGCTTCAATGGTTTTTGATTCGTCTATATCTAAGAAAAAATCTACCCAACCGTCTTCGCCTCTTTCTGGACCTAACCTATACTCTTGAGTACTTTTATTAGCATAATAAGCCCAACCAGGATACTGACCAGATGGGCTGTCGTATCCATCCCCTGCTCTTCCTGGTTCTCCACGTTCACCCTGTGGTCCTGCTTTTCCTATGTCACCTTTATCGCCTTTAGGCCCCTGTGGTCCTGGTGGACCTGGTGGACCAACTTCGCCTTTTTCTCCAGTAATTCCAGGAACAGCAATATACTCTGTTGTCTTAACCTCTTGGATTGTTTCTAGATATTTTTTCTTTGGTGGAAAGTCCATGCTTTTAGCCATGACTTATCCTAACTACTTTATTTTAATTTTAAATATTTTATTGCCAATTTTTATTACTGGCGGAAGAAGCGGTGTTGGGTTTGAAACTTTTACTATTGGCATTATAAACCTGGAGTCATATCACTTAGAACACAAATAGTTCCTATAACTGGTGTCCAAACTGTATCTGCATTTGGCCCACTGCCACCTTCTATAATTACTTCAAGGTCAAATCTTAACTCTGCTGCTACTTGGCTATAGCCTGTTCCCCAATCTTCTGTAACTGATGCTGGAGCAGTAATAGTTGCCTCATTATTAACAACAGTTACGGTCAGGTTATCTAATACATTTCCCATTGGATCATAGGCAGTTGCTCTAAATGTCCAGTCGTCGCAGTCAAAAGGTGTTACTTCATCGTCTTCTAAAAACTCTACAAGTAGGGTTGCCGTGTCTCCACGG